CTTCCCATAACCGCCCTCGATCATCGGTATGCGTGAAATTCAAATGATATGGCGTTTGGCTACGTGGATCCTCGGCCAATTCTTTTGTTTTTGACTCTTCTTCGGTAGAGGTAGTTTCCTGCTCAATCAATTCTTTGCGGAGATCTGACGCATCGGTATCACCTCTTAGGTGTCCCGGATTAAGATTTTTTTTCAGTGTTTCGATATCGACGTGCAATTCTTGATTTGGCATTGGGTCGCTCCCTAAAGGTTAGTGGGAGCATCTTGGCAGATAGCTAATGCGGAGTCACGACCCAAAAAATGGGTAGTGACAACGGCAATTGTCACTACCCGGTTAATCACCCGACAAATATTACTCTGATTCGTCGCTTACGCGGATTGCCTTGAACGCCACGTCTTTTCCGACGACACCTCGGGCATCAACAGCCCAATTTTTGGAAGTGATCTTTACTTGCTCCACATCGGCGAGCACTTTCCCCGTTTTGGTGTCTTCAATAGTGGCTGTAAGATCTCCCATAATCAGAATATTCGACAAATGTTCCTCGGTATTGGCTCCGTTTTTTGGAAACCAGCCCTGCGATTTCAGAGTCTCGCCCACAATTCGAAACATACCGGCGGACAACGAAACGACATATCCGATCGGCACATGCTCTTCGACTTCTATATTGTCTAAAGTTTCCACGTCTTCGTAATTAATTTGCTCGGAAACATTGACGTTTTTGGCATAACCAACCTTCACCCCGTTTAACGAGAACCGCGCGCGGGCACCTGTGAACAGTCTACCTTTTTCTGGCATGGCTTAAACTCCTTATGCCGCTTGACGCGCGGTAACGAGGTGGATTGTATTTTTGACGAAAGAAATCGGGACAACTGGGGCCATTTCTACAGACACCTCAAGCACATCCACCACCAAATCGATATCTAATGATCGATAAGATGTTAGAGCGGGCCCGGCAACCAAAAGACCCAAAGAGCCTTTGGCGACGCTACGTGCCGCATTTTCGGTACCCGCGAATCCCGGTTTGCCTACCGCGTATTCCATTTCTGTGCGGAATGTATAGACCGAATATTTCCAGGCCTCAGCAACCGAGGCCTCAGTGTAGGCCACATTCGAGGATGATAGGTGGGTTGTAACATTTCGCACCCACCTATTCCCGATGTTTTCAACATTTTCAAGGAACAGCAATCCCGCTTGAATCATTTCTTCCGCGTCATCAATTGGGTTCCATGAATTGTGCTGGGAAAAATCCAACACATTAGCCAATTTGCTCGTAAGACTCACACCCACCGGAGATCCTGATTGCATCCCCGCAACAATACCTGTTGCCATAATCGGCAAGAAGGTCTCCCGCTCGCCGTCGGTATTGTAACGATCGATTGATTGAGCCACTGCCCGCAAATGGAATGTGTTGAGATCCACAATCGCTTCTTTGATCGCGGTTTTGGTAGTAGGCTCGCCGGTTACTGAATCCGCAATCGCAACAACACCATCGCGTTCATTTCGGCCAATCCCACACATATAAGAGATATGGGTCGCCAGTATCGCGTGAATCGCAGGGTCGGCAGTCAGCACTAGGACGGTGTTAATCCGGGCTTTTTTGAGCAGGTTGAGACCCTTTTGCCAATCAGTTGTGGTAGCCACGCCCTCGATACCCCCTGCCAAGAATATGGGGGCCGTCGTGTTACTTAGGGCACCTCCGGTAGCCCCACTTGAGTATTCAGCCGAAATCAACACGCTGTTTTGGTTGATCCAATACTTAGCAGCCCACAATTCCGCGTAAAATGCGGGATCTGCGGGATCAAGAATCGATACTGCTACCGAGGTCGCGTCCATATCAGACAAAGCCAATGCCGTTAGAGGGGTTACCATCGAAAACACAAACCCACCCGTGCTCGCAATGTATCGACCGTTGAAATAATCGGCTGTTTTGAGCAGCGTTGTTTGAATCAACGGATTTGCTCGAGCGGCTTGTGCCGATAGCGTGAGAGTCAACGCCGCGCCAACATCGCCCAAAACGATCCCCGTCAAGGTACCCCATACAGCCACGCCCACCACCGGGGTAGTCCCCGCTAAGGCGATCTTTTCGATTTGCACCGCTCCCGATGTTGTGGTTCCCACCAAAATCACAGCCTCGGTTCCGGTTCCAGCCGCGGAGGCTACCACGGTGGCTACGGTCCCGCTCACGTACATAGCCACACCTGGAAGCAAGCCCCTTACAGGATCCGCGCCCGCTGCTATTGTGAGTACCGTAGCCCCGCCCCCACTTGCCGCCACGGTAACGATTCCCGCTGTCGTACCTTCGATTTTCGCGCCTAACACATCCCTAGCGCCAAAAGCTTGGGTTCCCACTTTGGCCACTGTGCCCGTAAGGGTCAGCACTTCCCTCACTACTGCCCCGGTTCCGTCCAGTCCGTAAATTGTGACAATTTGAGTCAAATCGCCCGCATCAGCCGATTCAATCTCAATTGTGCCCGGCGCTGCCAATGGGGTATCAACATGACTATCCAACCCACCAACGTCTCGGGTAGCCTCGCACTCAATAGCACCAGCACTTGCCACTTGCGCGGTTATGGCATCCCAACCATTTGTGGGTTTGGTGTATTTGAGGTTGAACATGATATCGCCGCCAAGGTCATCAATAGCCTCGATAGCATCTTCGAATGTAATCGTAACCAATTTTCCTTTGTTGGTCCCGGCTGCTACCGTGGTATTGATTTGCTCGGTAAAGGCCCCGTAATCTTTCGAGGTCAAATCCAATGCGTCGCCAATTGAATTTACCAACGTCGCTACAGATTGCGTCGCAGGGTTGACCTTCATTGCCACGATTTCTTGAGCGCCGCCCGGAACATCGGGATCTTTTGACGGCGCAAACAGGATGTTCCCTATTTCAAGTAGGTTTCCCGATTTAAAGGTCTCAGCGACTTTTGAAGGTTTTGTAATGCGAATAAAATCTTTCGGATCTTCAATGTCTACTACGGGCTTACCTCCTTCGGCGGTCCCCAAAACACCGATAATACCAGAGGCTCCCAGACCGACTTGTTCAAGGCCCGATGCGTTCACTTCGGAATACGACCCCGGAACCGAGATCAAACGACCGTTAAAAAATATTGTGGAAGCTGCCATTTGGGTATTCTCCTCGGCTAGTTAATGGGAGTAGCCATGAATTTGGCGTAAGCTTCTCGCCAATCTTTGATTGACCGTGGGGTCAATTTCTCACGATTCGCAAAATACGAAAAACCCGCCATTTGATCCGGTTTTTGACCACTCACAGCGACAAACACTTTGAGGGGAACCATTTGGGGTTCAGTTTTATCTTCGGGCTGCGCAACGGGTTTCGTTTCGGACGATTTGTTGATCGTGATTTCATCGTCAACCATAGTCACAGGCTCCGATAATTTGTTGACCGTGGTCCCTTCCGCGTCGGCCGTCACCGGCTCGAAAACCTCTTTTTCAGAAGACCCCACCATTACGTTTTTGCTGTCATCATTTGGTTTACGTTTCATTATCTGTCGTGTCTCCTGGCACATAAGTCGTAACGAGTGATTTTACGCTTGTCCCACCTTCGCTAGATTCCAAATCACTGTCAACGTGTATGCCTGATAGGGTGAAGCCTTTGGTAAATTTCGAATTGTAGTCAATTCTTTGGAATTCGCGTTTGCACGCAAAAGTCAGTTGCCTCACAAATAGATGTTCTGGCAATGATGCTGCATCGGGTTTGATATCGGATCCAGACAAATGTGTAGAAAACAAACCCTCCTCCGAAAATGGTTTCAAAGCCGCGTGGATTATCAACTTAGCAACCTCGTACATATATTCGGTTACGTCGGGATGTTCGCTATAGCAAAAAATCACATATTTATGATCCCAGATTGAAGAGTATTCGTCGGCTCCAAAATCCTCATCATCGGTATCCATAATCATACCAGCATCATCGCCCAATATATGATCGGATTCCCCTTCGCTGGATAGCACGATCGAATAAATAGGTAGCTCCGTATCGGTACGCGGGTACGAATGGATCACACCCGGAGTATTCTCATTGAAAAACGTGTGGATCGCTGCCAACTCCTCAGATCCGAGAGAATATAATTCACCAAATAACCCATCCAATAATTCCGGTTGGGTTTGCACAGCTTCGAGCCCTTGGACTAAAGCGTTATAAATAAATCGTTGGATCATTTCAGGCCTTCAACATAGGCGGCAATGGCCCCCGGAGCAATACGCCTAACGTAAGCAGCCACTTTTTCCCGCAAATGAGCCCCTTGCGTTGCGGGCCTCAGCCATTTTTGATCGCCATTTGCACCGCGGGGTTTACCCTCCTTGTCTACTGAAATCATACGGAATGTGACGTATTGGTTTTGCACCGACGATCGGTAAAATTTCTGGCTCTTAATCATACCAGAATAGATATCGGTGGAATGGTGCGACGCCAATAGGGGGATATCCAAAGAGCTAGTGTCGAGGCTCCCCCCTCGGATCACGTTTCCGTATGGGTCGGTTTTGGTGGGCTCCAACTTTTTCGCTTGCTTATAGACGCTAGTGGCTAATTCACTAAGGCGTTTGCCCGCCGCCGAATCTTTAAAATTACCAGACACACGACCCATTGCCTGGGCCAAGGCCCCCGAGGCTCCAGGGGTTGAATGACGGAACGGGATAGCGCGGTACACGCCTCCATCCTCCGCCATATGTTTCCCGCGTTGCCCCTTCGGTACCACCGGGACACTTGAACCCAATAGGGTTTCGTGCATATCGGTGGCGTCCATACCGTTTTCAAGCAAATTGGGAAGCACTCCGACCAATGAGATAACAGCTTGGCCTTTCCCAAAAACAACAGGCTGTAATCCCTCGATGTAATCTTGACGCGTGGTTCGAAATTCTCGCGCGGCTAATTGGACCCATTTGTCGCGCGCCCCCTCAGCGATATTTCGCAAAATAGGATCTGCGATCTCCTCAGACATAACCGCGATCATTTCGGCAGAAACAATTTTCGTCAAATCCAGCACGTCAATCATCTTGCACCTCAATCACGTAATAGCCATTCGTATTTGATGACCGCATTGATCGGCATATCTTGCGGAGTACCTTGCGGGGTTAGGGGTTTCTTTTCTTTCTTTTTTACCGGGGTTACGCGAATCATGTGAGGATAATTGATCACGCGCCAGGTAGGGTGCATCAGATAATGGGCCACCAAAATAGTTTCTTCTGCCGGAGCCCTCCCCGATACCCAAACAATATCACCATCAACCAGATCAAAGTCAGTGCCCTCGGTATATGTGGATGAGGTATCACGCAACAGGTTGATTGCCGCCGCCGGGTACTTGAGCACCAAAGGATCCGAGAATTCGACAATTTGAGAGTAGACCGATACCGCGTCAAGATTTGTTAATCGATCATAGTATCCCAATTTGTTTTCGGGACGCACTGAGCAAGAGAGCATCCCCTCTAATCGGGGGCCTATAGTATCGAACGGCTGCTTTGCCCCCGTCACTCCCGACATAAGCCCCCGAATAACGGTGGCCTCCGTCCCCAATATCTTTTTTTGGAGGTTGGTTAACTCGCCCACGGTTTTTTCGTTAATGGTACCCGCCTCAGGTTTGAAAAGGATAAAACCTTTACCGTTACATAGCGGGCATGTCGGATCCGATTGCTGTGTTTGCTTGTTTACGGATTTGCACGGGCAATAGGTGGACCGCGACCACGCCAACCGATACCCCTTTGTTTCGACAAGGAGTGTGAAATCATCAGGCCGAAAATCGACCCTGCGTCCGGTTTCCTTCACTCCCGTGGGTAGGCCTACGACTCCGGCTTTAGCTTTTGAAAGAATAGGCATGGCGACCTCAAATTACCGACAAACTAGGACCGTGGTAATATTTGCGAATAGTCGGGATCATATCTTTAAGCTCCCGATTGTATTGGGTAATTCTTGCGCCGTACCCTGCATTTGTAGCACTGGATGTAGTGTTGTAACTCTGCGAAAGCCCATCCAGCCCAAGCGAAACGCTGGCGATCCCGGCCCCTCCTAGTAAATCGCCCGCGATATTTAGCGGCCCGAAGGAAGCCACTTTGCCCACCAATTCTTTGATAATATCGGGAAAAGAGTCTAAATCGGGATCTTTGGGGGATACTGAGTCCAAGGTCGAAGGTCGCCCAAATCCGGCCTCATACGTCACCCTAAAGGCTCCCGGTAGCATGTTTGACGCGCCGTAAATAAAGGGCATCCAAGCGCCATTAGCCCCGAGTAGGATAGTCCCGCAATCCCCCGAACCCGGTAGCATTTGGATATGCCCGTTGAATCGCTGGATCTGAAACCACGATTGATCGAACGAATGCGCTAATTGGTCCCCCGGCAAATATAGGTCAACTTTCTCAACACCGATAACGGGGGCCCGATCCAAATCGAGCCAAATGTATTTGCCGTACTCATCCCGGATGTAATCGTACCGCTCATCCTCGTACCTCTTACGCAAAACCGGGATATCCAATTTCTTTTCAATCCAATCAACAGCCGCTCGAATCGAATGAGCGTATAGATTTGTCGGGTACGGATTTCCGCTATCGTCGGTAAGATCGATCCCAAACAGATAAATATCCAACAATTCTTGGATAGAAATTATCTGCAATGCGGGGTGGGGTGCGCCCGGAGCGGCATCCGAAAAAGAATCAGCCGCTAAGGTGGTACTGTTGAAATATCGAAATTTATACCAATACTCCTCGCTGCCGTCCGCGTCTTCATAACGATAAAGCTCCAAATGGGCCTCGAGAGATATTCGGGTATGGATATCAGTTATCTCGGAATAAGGACCGCCCTCGCCCGACGTACTTCGGTGGATCTGAATTTTGTCAAACGAGACCATAACCGCGGCTACATCCGTTTCCTCAATATCGATCACGATCGGTATGTTCATGCAGCTCATAGCAAACTCCTAGGTCCAAGTAGTGATATCTTGGGTAGCTTGGTCGGGAACCGTTTTTTCAACGTCAACATCAGTCCCCTCGATTTGGAAATTGACAATAGCGCCGCGCACCAATTCCAACTCAAAATATCCCGCCGTGTCTGTCACAGTAGATGCAATGATTTCTGATTTTTGAACCGACGATACCACTTGGGGAACCACCGCGTCAGCTTGGACGCATGCCCCCGATATGGGCTTGCCCGCCGCATTGCGAATTGTGCCGAAGATAACACACAAATCAGGGGCACTTGGGGGGGTGATTGTTACCTGGCTCGAGCCCGAAAACGTGGTGGACCCGTCCGCCGCCACCAAAAGGGGCTCCGGTACCGTAAATGAGTAACCGGCGGCAAATATGCGAACATTGTAATTACCTGCGTCAAGAGCGACATTCGCCTGCCCGTTGATATCGGCCCATTGCCTGGTTAGGAAATCCGTATTTGCGGCATTGAACAGATCGATTTGCGCCCCCTGGATCGGATTCGCCAATTGATCAACGATGTTAATTTCGATCTGATATGCGCCGGTTGCCGAGAACCCACATGCGTTCAGCAAAGCTCCGGTAGTTCCGGGAGTCAAATGCTGGCTAACCACTTCATCCCAAACAGCATCGGCATTCGCCATTGCCACCGAACCCGTTGCATTTTCCATCGCTGCCAATCGACCCATTACGGTATCGCCGGGCACCACTGGGATCGCTGGCGAGGCCGCCGGGATAAACAGCTCATCCGTTACAATATGCTGTTCCACCGAAAAACCGACGGGAGCAACCGTGTTCCGGTAATAGACATCATAAATCCATTCGGAGCCCACGCCAGATTGCTCAAATAAATAGCTGTAAAGCCCCGGTTGGTCGGTAGCGTCAACTTCCGATAGAGATAGCCACGTAATCCCCGAAACAAAAGAAACACCATTCCAATAATGACCATCCAAAGCCGCACCGTGAGTAGCGCGCATCCTCCGAATAGATACCTCGGGAGTAGCCCCTACAGAACCACCGCCAAGCGCGCTAATCAATTGCAGGAATAGGGTAATGTCGTCCGATGTAGCCCACTTCACAAAATTTGACATCACCACCTCAGATTGTGTGTTTCAACCACCAAAAAAGGCCCATCAAAAATAAGACCAACGCTACCCAATCGGGCCAAATTCTCAAGGCCTTACCCCATTACCAAACATCAAATGCCTGGGGGAATACTGGCTATTACTTCCAGATCCCCGCTTTCAACGCTTTCGTAAAGTTTTGTCGTAGTCAACTGCGTTACTGCTCTGTTTGCCGCTTCCCAATCGTCATAATAGCCGGACATTTTTGAATCCAACAGATTTACCGACTCTTGATCGCCCATAACTAAGCCACCCAGTTCTTCCACAACGTAGGGTAAGCCCGATACGTTTTTAATTATCAATGTTCCATAGATCATGATGCGCGTACCACCCTATCCCCGCGAGCAACATTATAAGCATAGTCATCAACGAGGTTAAAATCGGAAGCCCACGTAAGAGCAGCCCCACCGTCTATCGTGCAATCCCCGCTGGTGCCCGTAACGGTGGGAAGAATGCTCAAAGCTACCGTGCAATTGACGCCTTCCCCAGCGTGAACACCCCATTGCCCGTTACCAGATCCAGACATCGCACCAGAAATATCGACCCTCCCACCTACCGACGTAGACAACCCGCTGTTTGTGTTACCACTGGCGTTTCCGGTGGAAAGATACAACCCTGAATGAATGCCGGAAACCCATATACCG